AGGTCGTTGATCGGATTGCTGAGCTGCTCCTGCGTGTTCCTGAGTGCGTCCTGTGCCTGCTGCAACGTCAATTGCGGCACCCCGACGTCGGTCTGCGTGCGCAGCGTCTCGGCGCCAGCCGCACCCTCTTTCTGGAACTTGTCCCACTGCTCGGCCAGCAGCACGATCGATCCCGTAGCGATCGTCAACGCGCCGAGATTCTTCATGAACTTGGTGAAGCCGCCCCCGCCCCCGCCGGGTAGCAGTCCACCGCCGGGCACGCCCGCCCCGCCGATGACATTGACGACACCCGCCTTGGCATTGACGATGCCGGCCGTCATCCCGAGCACGCCCTTGATGAGGCCGGAGCCGAGCTGGCCGACGATGGAGCCGATCGCCCCGCCGGTGAGCTTGTTTAGGCCGCCGAGGGCGATAATGGCGCCCATCGCTTCGGGCGGCATGTTCGCGAGCACCTCCACCATCGTCTTCGCGAATCCGGCGCCAGCCTGAAGCCCGACGGTGATCGAGTCCCATGGGAGCCTCGCTGCCCACGTGGCCGCGCCTTCGAAGCCGCGGGCGAGGGCATCGCCGAACCGCTCGATGTCGGCCTGGTGGGCATCGATGAACGCGGCCAGCTTCTCAATGATCGGGGTGATCTTCGGCAGGAGCTTCGACCCGATCGTGATTGCCGCGTCACGCGCGAGAGCCTTGACGCGGGACAGCAGAAAGTTCAGGCCCTGCTGCCGTTCGGCGGCCTGCTTGGCCGCGACGCCCTCCGACTTGTTGACCGCATCGAGGTTGGTTTGATAGCCCTTGAGATTCCCGCCGGTGGTCGCGAGAACCATGTTGTACGCCTCGACACGCCCCAGCAAATCGACGAGCGGGACCCCGGCCTTCTTGGCCTCCACGCGCATCCGTTCGAAGGCGACCACGAGGCCCTTGTCTGCAGCAAGCTTCGCGAAGTTGATGCCCGTCTTCTTTTGGAGCCCGTTCAGCTCGGCGCTCGGCTTCAGCAGGGCGAGGATCCCGGCCCGCATCTGCGTCGCCGCTTCCGTGGCGGGCACGCCCTTGGCCGTGAGCTGCGCGTACCCGGCCGCCAGTTCGTTGATACCGACCCCAGAGGACGCGGCGATCGAGCCGACCTGGGCGAAGCTGGCGGCGAGGTCGGCGGCGGTGACCTTCCCGGCGGCGATCGCCTGCGCGAACTGATCGGCGATCTTCCCAGCGTCGCTCGCCTTCAGGCCGTAGCTGTTGATGGCCGTGGTCAGGAGGTCGATCGTCTCGGCGGTCGTCGCCAGTCCGCCGATTGCCAGCGTGTTCGCAGCCGTGAGAACGCCCTGCGCATCGGAGGTGCTGATGCCCGCGGACACGAGGTCGTAATAGGCGGCCGTCAGGTCGGCGAGGTCGGCTCCGCTATCACGCGCGAGCTGTCGGATGCCCTTACCCACCGCGCCCAACTGGTCCACGGTCAGCCCGGCCACCGTGTTAATGGTGTTCATCTGGGCTTCGAAGTCACCGGCCGCCTTGAGCGCGACTACGCCGAGGCTGATCGCTCCCGCCGCTGCCACAGTCCCGAGCTTCGCGAGGTTCGCGCCGAGCGTCGAGAGCCCACGGCTGGCGGTGCGGCCCATCTTCCCGAGGCCGCCGATCCCTTTGGAGACCTTCCCGATCGTCTTGGACGCCATGTCCTTCGCGAGCAGGAGAATGCTCAGTTCCTTGCTAGCCATCAGTCATCCTCCGGCCAGAGCGCCCGCTTCACCGCTGCCAGCGCGTCGATCGCTCCCGCCTTGGCCTGCCGCGCCGCGGCATAGTCGCCGATGTTGCCGAAGGAGCCGCGGGAGGGAGGCGGTCCCGCGGCTGCCTCGGCAAGGGCCGGGCTCCAGACCAGCCCGGCGAAGATGCGGGCGAAGTGCGCGCGGACAACGCGGGCGGGCTCGGCTCGCAGTTGGGCCGTCGTCCAGCCGGTCACCCGCTGCACCTCTACCTCGAACGCTTCGCGCGCGGCTGGATCGTCGGGTTCGGGGAGGCGCTCTCCCGTCGCGAGCGACGAGAGGGAGCGCCAGACGCGTTTGGGAGTGGAGCCTGCGCCCGCTGGTAGGCTGCGTTCACGGCGTCGGCGATCGGATCGAGCCGGTCGTAGCGGAGGCGCGATACCTCCGCCAGCGGGACCGGTTCGCCCTGCGCGTCGACGAGGTTCCATGCCACCAGTGCGCCCATGATGAGCCGCCGGTAGGCCGCTGCCCCGGAGAGCAGGCCTACCTCGACCAGCGTCTCCCAGGGCAGTTCGACATAGGCCTCGGCCGTATCCTCGTCGTGCGGCCGGCCGGGGCACCGGCATTCCCCGAGCACGACGGTGGCGGTCGCGTCGGTCGTGAAGTTGCCGTCGTCCATCGGGACGATCGGGGTGGGCTCGGCGGTCATCAGACGAGCGTCAGCTGGGTGGCAATGCCATTGAGGATGGTCGCCCGCATGTCGGTCCCGGTGCCGCTGTTGGCCACGGGGTCCTTCACGCAGATCCCCTCGACGGCGAAGACGCGCTCGCCGTCCACGTTGCCGATGTTGACGACGTGGAACCGGCACCGGAAGTCGAGCGTGAGCGACTTGAGCTGGCCACCGGGCGTGGTCCGAACGACCGTGACGGTCGGCTGGGCGCCAGCCCCGGTGAGTAGCGTGCCATTGGCGACGAGCATCGGCACGACCGAAGCCGCGCGAGCGCCCGTCCAGGTGATCGTGTACGGGCCGCCGTCCGTGCCGGTGACGGTGACGGTGGCGATGTTCGGCAGGAGCCGGAGCGCTGTCTGAAGATCGGCCTTGGTGATGTTCCACGCGAGCGCCGACGTGGTGTAGCCGTCGAAGCTCAGGGTCCACGTCCCGCCGGTCGGGGTATCGTTGAATGAGACGGTCTGAACTTCGTTCTGCGTGGTGAGCCGCGAGCCTCGAGCCACGATGCGCCAGCGCCGCTCCACCATCGTGCTACCGGCCGTCTCGAACACGTCCGAGACGCCGACATGCGTGGTGGCATTGATTGCTACTTCAGCCGTGAAGGTGAGCGCCTTGCGCCCGGAGTAGCCCCAGCCGGAGGCGTAGTCCACGGAGCCGCCGTAGGCGCGGCGCACGCGGTTGAGTTCGCTGTTCAGCTTGAACGACTTGAGCGTCGCGGTAGCCTCGGCTAGCGAGTCGTAGGCGGTCGTCGTGGCGCCCTGGAAGAGCTGCGTCATGTGCCCTTCCAGCGTTTCGAGCGGCGAGTACGGCGCCAGCGAGGATGTCAGATCGGATCGCTCGCGGTAGAGCGCCTCGATGCCGGCCGTGTACCGCCACGGCGAGTTGCCGGGGGCCGTGAGCGCGTCGAAGCCGATCTCCAGCGAGTTGCAGATGCAGCCGACGGCCCGCCACTGGTCATTGGGCGTGTCGACCGTGCCGCCCTCGATGGTGTATCGCTTCACGGTGTCGGAGGTGAGGTCCCACGGGTAGGCCCAGTAGTAGGCCGTGGCCCCGCCCGTCGCCGTGACGCCGCCCTTGGCGTGCATGGAGAGCAGCTCGATGAAGTCCTCGGCCCGGACCTCGCCGGCGAGGTTGAGGGTGGCGCCGCGGAGGCCGTAGGCGCCACGGTCGGGCTGACCGATGGCGTTCTCACCGTAGTCCTCATCCGGGCTGGACGGGCTGCGGTCCTCGTCGATCACGGACCCGGCATCGACGGGGAAGAGCTTCTTGGCCGCGATGGCGGTCGTGGTGTCCACCTGTTGGGCCAGTTGGACGATGTTGAAAACGGCTTCGCTCACGGTGGCCTCCTACAGGCTGTCCAGGTAGTCGTCGACCACCTTCTCTAGCGCGGCCATCGCGGCCGCTTGGCCGCGGTCAAAGCCGCGGGAGACGAATGGATTGGGCGGGTTGCCTTTGACGCGCGGCACCATGACGTTCTCGCCGCCGCGCCCGCGGAAGATGAGGAAGCGGTTGGCCGGGTTGCGCGGCCCGTGGTCCCGTGTCCCACCGATGACCATGTGACGGTAGAACGCGACCTTCGGGCGCGGGGCGATCACCGTGCCGGGGCGGTTCCGCTTGACGGTCCGTGCCGAAACGGAGCGCCGGAGCTTGCCAGTCGCGCCCTTCGGTGCCTCGGCTTGCACCGCCTTCTTCAGGACCTTGCCGCCCTCTTTCGTGGCGAGCTGGAGCATCTTCTTTGCTGCCGGCCCCTCCATCTTGCCGAGGGCGGCCTTCACCTCGGGGATGCCACGCACGTCGACGGCGATGACGCTCATGGCGTGAGCGTCACGTTGTCTTCCGTCCAGACGTGGACGGTGAGGGTGATCGCCTCATAGACGATATCGGCGTAGCGGGCCGTCCCGATCTCCCAGCGCATCGGGATCGCCTTCTTGACGCCGGTCACGCCGAGCTGCGTCTGGCCGGCAAGCCGGGCGAGCAGGACGCCGACCCAATCGAGGAGCGCCGCGTACTCGCGCGGGATGTCGGCCTCGCTCTTGGAGTAATAGAACGTCACCTTGAACTCGTGCTCGCCGAGCATCTGCCCCGGCGGGAACGTGACCTCGCCTGAGTCGGCCCACGCCACGACGTAGGGCGTGTTCGGGATCGCGTTCGGCGGGCGGGCCGTGGCGGCCGTGACGTTCTTGCGCCCGGCAGGCGGGGTGACGAGGCCCGGAGCGAAGCGGGCCGCCAGCGCGTCGGCGATCGTCAGGAGGTTCATCCGACGGGCGGCGCCACGCGGTACGCCTTCAGCGTTGCCCAGTCGGCGGCGGGGATGTAGCGCGACACGATTGGCGCGCCCGTCTCATCGGTACCCACGATGTCCGTCTGACCGCTCTGGCGAGCCTGCCAGGAACGCACGACGGCCGTGAGAGCGATGCCCTGAATGTCATCGGGGATTGCCGACCAACCGAGAACGAGCTTGGCCCGCACGGTGGCATAACCGGGCCAGAACCACCACGCGCTGCCCGTCGGGTAATCGGACAGCTCGATCCGCGTCGCGGGCCAGCCGGGGGAGCGGTCCTGTGGCAGTGGGCGGCTGAAGTAGTCGGTAGCCGGGAGGACGGTGTACGAGCCGCCCGTCTGCGTCGCCACGGCCAGCTCGGAGATCGCGCGGTGGTCGACCCAGAGGACACGGCTCCCGTCGCCGTCGAAGTAGTAGAGCGCCGTCTGTGGCGTCGAGACGAGGGCTACCGTCGCGGTGCAGGGAACCACGGTCAGGCCGGCGGCGGAGGCCGTCATGAGCGACTGCGCCAGCCCGGCGAGCGCCCCCGTGAACTCGACTGCGTAGGGCCCGCCTGCCGCACCTGTCACGGTGCCGTTGCCAGCCCCGACGGTGGGGAGCGCTTCGAGGATCAGTTCGACGGCGGCCCCATCGGCGTTCCACGGGATCGCCGTCGTGGTCGAACCGTTGAACGTCAACGTCCACGTCCCGCCGGTGACGGCGCCCCCGCCCTTTGCCAGCGTCACGGACTGGATCTCGTTGGCCGATGCCACGCCGGATCCGACCGGGCGCGGCGCGAGAATGCGACCGCAGCCCGCGGACGACTCAATGAACTGGTTCACCTGATCGCAGAGCGTCCCGAGCAGCGTGTCGTCGGCGGAGTCGAAGGTGCCGGACAGCCGTGCCTTGACGCCGACGAGAGTGGCATACGAGCCGATGGCCGTGGTCATGTTAGGAATCCTCGGGTAGGGGCATGGCCGTTACTAGGCGGGGAAGCGGCAGACATTGACGCGGCGGCGTACCATTTGTGGATCGGCTGTTGTGGAGCCGCATCTTCATGCCCCGCCTGCCGCCACAACCGGCGGGCGGGGCTGCCCGTCTGGAGGATGGGATGGACCCGACCAAGGATCAGGCGCGACGACTGATCGACCCTCCCCGTGAAGACCTTCTCTACGAACGGGCCTTCTCCCGGATGCTCGCCAAACGGCCGCGTTCCAAGGCCCAACGTCGTGAGTTGCTCGCACGTCAGACTCCCGACGGCTACCCCGTTCCGCTCCGATGGGATCCGACCCTGGTGCGAGCTACGGCTACCGAGATCGCGCTCAATCCATTCCGGCACCGGGACGGCTGAGCCATGAGAGGGCATCACAACCCGAACCGCTGCTTCCACGCTCTCACCGTTCGCGGGCTGCGGTCGAGCCGCTCGGCGATGGCCTCGATGGTCGGCTCTCGTCCGGCAGCGACGAGGGCGGCACGGGCTTCGTCGTATCGAGCCCGGACCTCGCGGGGTTCCAGCGCCGGGCGGCCCTGGTCGGGATCGTGGTCCGCGGACGGTGGCGCTGCGCCACGCTGAAGCCACGGGACCACGGGGTCGCGCCCACAGTAGTCACATGGCCCGGGAGGCGTGGCGTGCGCGCACCAGCCGCAGACGATCCGCATCTCTAGATCGGCATGGACTCGGAATGGAGGACGGTGATGTCAGAGGCCGCTGCCGTCTCGACGCGGAGATAGCCCGAGAAAGCCACGTCGTAGGGTCCATAGAACCCTTCGGCGACGCTGGCCTTGATGACGGCGATCACGCCGCGGGCGTCGGTGATCGTGATCGCCCCCGCCGCAGTCGTGTTCACGACGATGCCGTGGAAGACGCCACCACCCGTTGCCACGGCGTTGACGGCATCCCAGCCGAAGATGATCGTGTCCTCGTCGGTCCCGCCGATCACCCAGGCGACGCCGGTGATCGAAACGATGGACTTGAAGAACTGGGTGCCCGTGACAGTGACCCCGTTCGCGCCGGGGATGAGCGTCTCGGTGAGCGCCTGCCCCGCGAGATCCTTCCCCACGACGACGACGGTGCCCGGTGTGTCCACGGCATCGACGACCGTCCGTTTGAGCGTGACGTGACGCGCCCCGTAGCCCGGCACCGTGGCGGCCAGGCCATAGGCGCCGACCTTCATGTCAACGGAGACGACGTAGCCGTTGTCATCGGCGGTTGGGGCCGCCGCGATGTTCGTGTACGTGTAGGACATCACACGCCCCGCTTCTCGCCCGGCGCGGCGGTCGCCTCTTCGATGCGCGGTTCGGCGCGCCGGACCGGGTAGGGGAACGTGAAGGGGCCGAACTTCTCGGGCCACTTCTTGACGGCCGGATGGTCAGCCTCGAATGGCATCCCCCTCCGGCAATGGATCGTCTCCCCGCCCACCTCGCCGTCGAAGGAGTCCAGCACGGTGTAGATGGTGGCGGGCTCTGCCTTCGCCATTGAGGTGCTCCTCTGCTGGATGAGGGGCGGAGACGGCGGTGGACCGCCCCCGCTCCCCCGTTGGCTTACTGGACGCTGAAGGAAACCATCCCGTCCGAACCGTCGATGAACGGCCGGGCGGTGTTGCGCCACATCGCGAAGATGCCGCGCTGGCCCTTGGGCTTGCCTGCGCCGTCGAAGAGGTGCGGGATGACCTCGATGCTCATCCCGATGCGATCGACGATGACGTAGGTCTTCGGATCGCCGAAGACCGTGTGGATCACGCCGTCCGTGACGAAGTCGGTCGAAGCGTGCGGCGCCGAGGGAACCTCGATGATCGGATAGCCAAGCATCCGAACGCCGGTGTCTCCGTTGGCCGCGTCGACGGGCGTCCCCGCGTAGGCGTAGTTCTGGCCGCCGAAATAGGTCCCGTAGACCGTCTCGAACGCCTGCCACTTGTGCAGCGTCGCACGGCTCATGAACCACTTGGCGTTGCGGCGGTAGCGCATGGGCAGCTTCGCCTCGATCGCGTAGATGTCCGCGACCGCGGTCGTGTCGTTCGTGATCGAGTCGAGGTTGGCGAAGGCGAGGGTCGTGAACATCCCGAAGGGGTAGACGGTGGCGCCGGTGCCGCCCGCGTACTGGGCCTCTTCGAGGACATCCTTGCCCTCCTGGATGAGGACGGCCAGCTCGCCAGGGAGGTCCGGGCGATCCTGAAGCGTCTCGTTCGAGAGGGAGATGAAGGTGGAGGCCCGCTGCGCGGTCATCGTCGGACGACCGATCGCCGGAGCGGCCTCGGTGGCCGCCGCTGCCTCGGCCTCGTAGATGGCAACGACGGCCGTCGCACTGACGGCGGTCCAGGCGTTTCCGCCGACGATCTGCTCGACGCGGCAGTGCGCCCGGAACGGGTTGTTCACGGCTGCGCCGATGGGGATGAGGGTGGGGTCGAACACGTAGGGCACCATCCAGCCACCCGTGGTGGTGGTGCCGGTCACTGCGAGGGCCGCGGCGCGGATCTCGTCATTGGAGAGCGGCGTGCCGACGATGGCCTTGGTGAAGGCTCGCTTGTAGACAGGGCTGCCCGTCACCAGGATGCGACGGGCGAGTTCCTTGTCGGGGCTGTCCTTGTAGTCGAGCAGGGTGGCGATGTGGCCCCGGAAGGCATCCTGATCGGCCTTGGGGTGCGGATAGGTGGACTGCTCGACGGAGCGCATCGCGCCGTCGCGATACGCCTGGGCCATCTGCTCTTCGGAGTTCGAGAGCGAGCGGTACTGGTCGAGGGCGTAGACGTCTTCGGGAACGTGACGGGTCGGCGTGACGATCGTCCGATTCGAGAAGTCGACGGCCCTGACCGGCTCCTCGAGGGTCCCGGTGCGCTGGGCGACCCGGGCCACGTCTGCGATGCGAGCCTTCAGCTCGACGATCGTGTCCGCGGCCCGAGTGTCGATCTCCTTGAGATCAGCCCACTCGCTACGGGTCACGTCATCGAACGGGCGACCCGCAAACGACGCGTCGACTTCCTGGATGCGGGCGCGCACCTGCCCCTGGTAGTTCTGCCACTCCTCGAGCGTGCGCAGGGCATCGAGGTCGGTCATTGCGAACGGCATTGAGGTACTCCCGCGAGTAGGGAGGGCCGGCTGTCCTGCCTTCACTCGCACTCGGGCAGGGCCGGGATCTTCACATCAGCGTTTCGTGAGATAGGCGATCCACTCGGCATTCGAGCGGAAGCGCCGAATGGGCGCCGCTGGCACCACCACGACGGGCGGGGGCGGCATGACGATGGCCGGCTCGACCGCTGCAAGCTCCGGAGTGGGATCGGGCCCCGGCTCCGGCTCCGGAGTGGGGTCGGGCCCCGGCTCCGAGCGAACGGTGAGTTGGCGAAGGAGGTAGTCGTCGGTCATGGAGCGAACGCCAGCCGAGGTCCCGGCGTACACCGGGAACGGCGTCGGCCCGAATTCCTTGATCCGCATCTCGGAGATCACGGCCTCGGGCAAGCCCTGCGGGTTGTCGGCCGAGCGCGTCGGCCGATCGTTCCAGCGAACCTTCCCGTTGGGCACATCGAAGCGGTAGGAGTTGCCGTACAAGCCGGCGCGCAGTCCCGGGATGAGATCGCGGTTGTAGCTCGTATCGATCAGGGCCGCCTGGTAGTCCACGAAGTCGTCGGTAATGGAGACATCCTTGAGGGGACCCAGCGGCTTACGCCCGATGCCGCGATCCTGTCCGTGATCGAAGACGACTTGCATCCGGCTCCGGTTCTCGGCGAACGTCTTCGTCGCTG